TAAAAATTTGTCAAAGTCTATCATGTGGGTGCGTGCATACAAAGCAACTTCACCCAACTTTCCAGTTAGTGCCATCCGAGTAAACGGGCACGTTGGTACTGCCCCCACCAGCCACCGTACTACCAAAAGTGGACACCGACGAGTCGGTGACAAACGCTCTAAATCCCACACCTGACACAGACGCGCTTGGTAATGTTGCTACTGTGTAAACACTACCCAGTTTGAACTGGACAGTGAAGTTATCGATGGTTTTGAAGTACTGCCGCAGGATGCTGTTAAGGGTGTCTTGGTACTGCCGGTCATACTGCACCGGTGCAAACGGCAAAGCGGGGGCTTGTGTAGGCGCAAGAGCGGTTTCCGTAGGGTCTTTAATGTCTGCTATTAGAAGTCGTATGCTCATTAACGTCTACCGTCAGGTCTAACATCAATCCTCGGCACGCCTAACTGCCATTGCGTCCCTTCTGAATTTGACGCCACTCTAAAAGCCATCTGCCGCCCACGTACTCGCGTATAAACTATTTGAGTAAATTCCTGCACGTTGTACGTCCGCGACCCCGGTGGATTACTATTAAGGTCATAGTTTTGCGTGGAATTTACATCTGGCTCGTAAGACGTTCCATACGCAGCGCCGGGGTTTTGACGAGGCTGTGCAGTAAAGGTTACGAAAGGTGTGTTTGGTTCAGGCGTATTAGAACCGTTAAAAGTAATATCGGGTATCAACCGCCATACAAACCCGTAGTTGTGCCCATCGCCAATATCAAAGTCAGACGACTGTATGTAAGCGTTAATTGCAATCGCAGGATCGACACTACCGTCATCGACGCCATCTTCATGAAACACCGTTATGTTGTTGTACGTAGCTGCTTGAGGGAAATCCCGCAATGGGGAGTCTATCCAAGCCGTTCTGCCTAACGTACCGTAATACCACACACGGTCTAGGTAGTTAAAGATGACGTAGCGGTCTATTTGACTAGATTCAGACGAACAATAGAACCACCAGACTTCACTGTAGCCTTCGTTGGTACCTGCAAAAAACTGCGCTTTTTGGTCACGGTTGATGTCTTGGAACACAAACTGACGCAACGAGCAAGGCAGTGTTTCTACACGACCGGAGTACACGTAAAACTTGTCCGTCCCCATCCAGTACACAGCACCCGCCGCAGTAGCTACGACGTTAGGTGAAGCAACAGATATGTTGTCAGCAAGTAACGTAAAACCCCAGACATAGGGCGGCCCCAAGTACTGCATGGAATAGATAGCTGCGTCAGTTAACACAACAATTTCTTGGCGCGTTTGTATCGCACATATTATCTCTGAGCCGCGTGATAGGCGGTAGCTACCCGCTTGTCCAGTAGCCGATAAATCCCAGCCCGCATAACTCTCTTGGTCTGACCAGCGAATTAACAGCGGGTCTAAAACAGAACTGCCGTAGTCATTACAACCAAACGCAATAACAATGCGTGTCGAGTCTGACACCATGACCTGATTGCAAATAGTAGGGCACGAAAAATCTGTGACAGTAGAAGCCCATCCACCGGGGGTAATGGAACTAGGCGACAAAATTACGCCACGCGTAGTAAACGAAGGCGTCGCTGCATTACCCGGCTGCCATATATACAACGCCCCGCCGCGAGGGTTGAATATCAAGTATTCACCAAAGTTCATCTGGCTCCACAAACGCAACTGCAAACCAAAGCCTGTGGTGTAGCCTGAACCCCATGTATCGCGTGACCAAGGCCCTGCACCCCAACCAGTACCGACTGTATAGATAGGAAAGCCTGTATTGATTTGGTAGGCAATCGTCACTGCCGCCATGCTAGAACTAGACGCTGTTCTGTTTGATGTGAGCGTAGCACCGCCGTTCGTAGTTGTGATGTCGCCGGAAACGGCTTCGCGTAACGTAACAGTGTACTGCGTACCAGACAGAACAGAGACGATTTGATACTCTTGGTTGAGCACAGCCGCCGTGACGTTTGTACCGGCAGAACCTAGATCAACAGCACCAGTAATTGTAATGAAGTCATTAACTTGCAACGAGTCGGCATTAACATCTGTGATAGTTAACAGCGACGAGCCGTTCGTAATTGAAAGCGTGATGTCACCTAACGGGCTATTGTCGTTTGTTTCACGCAGTGGTGTGATGTCGTAGTAGGTGCCGCCGTAGTCTTCTACGTAAAACTTTAAGTGGGTGCCAAGACCAAGCAAGTTGTAGTTCTTGAGTGTGATCCAATTCCACAACGAGCGGCATACACCCAAAAAAGTGTTGTAGCTATTCGCAGTCCACCCACCGATCTTCTCAGGATACCCAGAGCGGAACCGCACCTTGTCGCAGTCATACCAACCGCCCTCGTTGGCAAGCGTCGTGCCTTCTCGGTTTACACCGGGGCGAAACTGTAGTTTCTGTAGTGGCATTTTTGCCCCTTACATAGCGGCAATAACAAACGCGAGAAGCTCGTCGTAGCGCACACCTAACCGTGTTTTTTCAACACCACCTTCTACCGGCGTTTTGTGTATAACCCGCTCCAACCGTTGTTCAGTAAGATGTGGGTAATCAGTCATCTCTTCTCGCTCCCACCAAGTATCCGAACAGAACATACCGTAACGTGTGGCATCAAGACCTTCAGCGGTAAACGCATCTTGAACTTCTTGTGCAATTACACCAACATGAATACGTGCTGCATCACCTTTTTCAGCTACGGAATCTTTGAGTCTAAATTTTTTAATTAGCCCTTTGATGCGAACAGCCACGCGTTTTTCAGCGTCGTCAAGGTCTGCAATGTCTTGTTTAGTATTTGCGTCCGAAGTGTTAATTGTTCCAGTTGCCGCATACACAACGGACCAGCGGATACCAGAAGCGCCTAGTGTTCTAGTATTGTCGGCTCCGGGGTCAGTGCCCGTTGTATGTACATTGAGTATTCGTGAAGCACTATAATCAAAGTTAAAGCCGTTCACGTTATAAAAAACCGACGTCGTAGCTGTAAAGTTATACGCCAAGTTGTTAGTTAGAAACCCGCCACCTGTTATTGTGCTACTGGTATTTAATGTAGTAAATCCTGTTGCTGCGCCCGTATCGGAAATCGTTACAACGGAGTTTTGAATTGACTTACCTGTAGCTGTGTTAAAGCGAACAATCGCATTGTCAGTAGCACCTGACGGGCCTACTACATCCCCACTGCCACCACCACCCGAACCCCAAGCCGGAACCCCAGAGGTAATAGTTAAAAACTGCCCGTTTGTGCCGATAGGTAATTTACTTAGCGTGTTGGCTGCTGATGCATACAAAATGTCACCAGTAGTGTACGACGTTATATTAGTGCCCCCTTTAGCAACCGTCACAGTCGGCAAGTCCGCAGCGACTAACGCACGGAAGGTGGGTACTCCCGCAGAGCCGTTAGGAGAAGCTAAAACAAAGTTTGCTGTTTTGCTGGCATAAGGATTTAATGTATCGCCATAATTTGCTGCAAGACTAATCGTAACCGAGCCGGTAGAAGCACTTGCATTAAGTGGGGGGCTTGCACTAATTGAAGTAACTCCACCGCCACCACCCGAACCCCAAGCTGGAATCCCAGCGGTAATAGTTAAAAACTCACCGTTTGCGCCAATGGGTAGTTTACTTAGCGTGTTGGCTGCTGATGCATACAAAATGTCACCAGTAGTGTACGTAGTTAGACCTGTACCACCGCTAGTAGTAGACAGCCCAGTTGCCCCAAAACTATCTACGGCGTTTCTAAACTCCCAGTTGCCCCCATTATCGTTGTTTGCTCTGATAAATACAGTTTTGCCATTAGGAATAACAAACGCCGCACCTGCTGGAGAAGGGGATAGAACGGTACCGGCGTTGCAGTAAATAGTTACCTGTGCACCGCTGTCATTCCTAATGACATACAGTTTCGCCAGCGACGGGGCATACACATTAAACGGTCCTGCTATTGCGCTAGTCAGAAGTATGGCAGCGCAGCGCGACTCGTCAGTTGCGCCGTTAGCAACGGTGAATGCCTGTGATAAAGAGGTCAAGTTCACCGTAGCCGTACTTGTAATAGCTTCAACTAGCAGTGTGCCAAGGTTGGTGTTTGTCGTAGACCCCCATGTGCCCGATTGCTCACCATTAGCAATCATCTCAAGGCGTAGATTATTGTTATATGTACTCGGCATGATTACTCCTTACTTTTGCCTTGCGGCGTTGTATTGTTTGACGCATTGGTCGAGGGCTGCTTGGAGTCTGGCTGCGTCGGCACTGTACCCTGCAAGAAACTCTCCATCTCCTTTTGCCAATTCCGCACCGGAGGCTCCAGCGCAAGATCGGGGGGTATCGGACACGGTACCATTTTGGGAGGGGCGCTCCGGCCTGTCGCGCAGGCTGTTAGCAAGAGCGGTAGCACGAGCATTAATATCCTTAATCTGCGCATCTTTTTCCCTCCGCAGCTTGTCTGCGCCCATCTGAAGCTGCTGTTGCTTCTCAACAGACTCCTCCATTGCCTTGGCGTACTCGGCGTACTGTTCGGCCTTCTCTTTGTCCCACTGCTGCTGGACCTCGGATTTACCCGCAGAGTTGCCTTTATAATACCCGCCCCCAGCCGCTGCGCCAACAGCTAAGACAACACCGAGTATTAGCCAAGGGTTCATTTAGGCGGCACTTTCGTCCCATCTAGCTTCTTGTGCACCTTCACCTCGCGGCAGACCTGTACCTCTTTGCCCTTGCGGTCTTTCTCGGCATGGCACACCTTCTTGGTCTCGGTGGCATGAATCTGGAACACAAGAAAAGAACTCAGCAGGATGGTCGCAATCATACGCAAATAAATTAGCATCATGTTATCTCCGGGTGAGGTGGTTGTTGTGGGGCGGGTTTACCGCCATAGCCTGTAACTGCTGGTGGCGGCGAACTGATAGGGTCTATGGTCGGCTCGGCACGTATCGGCGTTTGCGTAGAGGCAGGAGCCTTGGGTGCTGGTGGCGTTGGATCAGACCGCTCTTTCTCTGTACTGAGATTAGGCGGGATGAACTGCGGCAGGGCGTCTTTACCCTTTACAGCCAGCAGCGTAGCCAGTGAGCCGAGGATGTACTTGGACATGTCACTCAGGATCAGGAAGAACTGCTTGTCCGCCGGGGCCATGCCCGACATCGGCTGCGTGACGAAAACCACGGAATACAAACTCACCCCCACCATGATGATTACGGTGCAGCAAAACGTAATAGCGATACAGAACTTAATTACTGCATCGTGCTGTTCCTGCGTCAGCGCAAGAAATTGGCTTATCAGTTTTAGCGGGTTCATACGGTTCTACCTTCGCGTCCTCTGGTTTTACAAGCTGGTCTGGGCATGTGCCTGTGCTGCTACAGTATGGGCGTTTGCATTGTTTCTTTTCCCAGTTATCGGGGTCCTGACACTCGTACCTGTAGCGATCACATCCACTAAGCCAGACGAGAGCCAGAATCAAACATAGCCAGCGCAATTTCATAGTGATGCTCCCTGTCTTTCAATCCAATGGTGCCGCCGTTGATCCGCTTCGTCATCGTCACAAAGTCACCAGCATCAGCCAGCGCATTTAATTTGTTTGTTTCCCAGAACCAGCAGGCAGACTGCGCTGCCCCCTCGAAGGTCTCCAAGTACTCCGACGCTTGTTCTGGTGTTAGATCGAGCGACGCACCAAACCAAAAATAGTTATCCTTGCCCGTCAACTGGAGAATGCCCCTGCCCCGGTACAGCCAGCCCTGTTGGCTTGCCTCGTCCCCATTACCCATGCGGTTGGCATAAACCCGACTGGCGATCTTCTGTGGGTTGCGCTCGTACTGCTTGGCGATGTCTTGATTGGGGAAGTACTTGGGGAACACACGCATCAAGCCAGAGGCGGAGTAGTTCAGGTTCTCCGTCACAAACACAAAGCCGCCAGACTCGTGCCCACACTGCGCTAGGAAAGCCGCAACGCGCTTCGGGGTGTTGATCTGATATTCATCTAGAAGAGACTTGCCGCCCAACTCAGTCTGGGGGCCAAAAAGGGTGTCGTACCACTGCTGGGGATACTTGGTATTGGGTGCGAACTTCTTAAATTGTGCGAGGGTAATCATTGCCCATACATCCTCTCAATTTGTATTTCCTTGCGTAGTTCCCGCATCTTCCTAACCTCGGTTACTGCTGCTTGGGTTGCGTAGTACATGTCGTAGTACATAAATGCTAATATTGGCATAATGATAAAAAACATCAACAGCACAGCCATCACTACCACGATAAGTGACCAAGGTACATCCTCTGAGTTGCGCTTCTCGTTGTCAGCCACATTATCATTGTCAGCCACATTAGACCCACCGCCCACAGAACTACGAAAACGACTGCTGAAATCCACACTGCTTTTGCCCTGAGTTCCGCTATTTTTCTTTTGCGTTGCCATCTTGCTATCTGAGCTAACCTCAGTTCCTCCGCGTGGGCTACCTCCTGCTCGGCAACAATGCGCTGCCACATCTCTTCAAACTTACTCCACAACGCGCCCAGCTCTGGCGGTGCTCTGTACACCATGGTTTCGCGAATCTCTGCCAGCATAGCGTCTAGTCTTGTCGTAATCAATATGCGCCGAAGCGCCCGTCGCCCGATACTTTCTTCGCCCCTGTAGACCTGCTTGGCATCCAACTCTTCCTTCATCAACGCCTTGTGAATGGCGTCGTATGCGTCCATCAACGTGCCCAACTGGTTGCCAATGTCGGTGTAGACATCGGCGGGGTCTGCTTTTGCTATCTCCTGCACCCGTTGCACTTCGGCGTGGTACTGCGCTTTCTGTGCAGGTGTTGGGTCTGTAATCTTGTTGTACTGCTCTTTCAAGTCCTTTAGTACGTCACCCACTTCCCCCGCTGCACCCTTAATGTCTTTGTACAGTTTGCATCCGGCCTTGACCGCCGCAACAGCGGCATTAGCAGCAGCAAGAAGGGTTAGCGGGTCAATTTAT